ACATCAAAAACACGATGGATGCGACATACGGGCCATTCAGATCGCATGCGGTTCACAACGGCACGTTTCCTGAAATATGGTTTTTCTTCCCTTCGACGACGACTTTGCCGCCGGGATCTATCGGCCGCGGTGAGTGCGATCGATACGTCATCTACAACTACATCGAAGACTGGTGGGCGTGGGGATCGCTTGGCCGATCGGCAGCGGCTCCTGCTGAAGCATACAAGTCGCCATACATGGGCGGCATTGATGGCCACGTCTATGAGCATGAAGTCGGCTGGACGAATGCCGGCACAAGCCGCGTAAATTCTGTCTGGGCCGAAACTGGCGTTCTGCCATTCGGGAACGGCGACAAGGGCATCGCGATCAATCAGGCGCTGCTGTCCAGCGGATACGGCGCGACAAGCCTGAATGTCCGCTTCTACACGAAGCAAACCCCCGAAGGCACGGAAACGACGTGGGGACCTTTTACGCCGCGGGCCAACGGATACACCGACTGCCGGGTAAACGGCCGTGACGTGCGCATCAGACTGACGGCGACGCAGGACAGCGAATGGTCTGTCGGGCGCTTCAGGATCAACATACAGCCGGGGGATGGCAGATGATCATCAACATACCGCCGCCTCCGCCGGGCTATAATCCATTCAGCTTGTCGCAGGCGTTTGATGTCATTCGTCGCGCGTTTATCCCTGTCGTCAGTCAGGACGAAGCGACGCCGCGCATTCTTTTGCGCGCGACGGACGGCAAGGTTTACGAGATCACGGTGGACAATTCCGGGACAAGCCCGGTTCTCAACATTGCGCTGAATGACGGCAAAGATCGCATCTGACGAACTTGCGCGGCGGCTTCATCGCGCGCTCGCGTTGGCAGGCAATACACATACGGTTGAAGATATTCAATCGGGAATTGCCGTCGGGAAAATGCAGTGTTTCAGCGAAGGCGATAGCTTCGTCGTCACTGAGATCGTGCAGGAGCCACAGGCCAGATACCTGAATGTGTTTCTGGCTGTCGGCGATCTGTCAGTCGTCAACCTTATTCCGAAACTAGAGGCTTTCGCACAGGAAGCTGGCTGCGCTTGGATGCAAACACTAGGGCGTCCGGGGTGGAAGTCTGTGCTGCCCAAACTTGGATGGAAACCGACGCACGTTTTATTCGTGCGACCGATAGGACACAAAGATGGGTAAACGATCCAGCTCGCCTCAGATCATGTTTCTGCCGCAGCAGCAGCAGACGCAGTCTACAACGACAAACCAGTTGCCGCAGTGGGTGCAGCAGGCCGGCTTCGACAATTACAGGGCTGCGGCCAACATGCCAGCCGAAGCGTTTGCCGCATACGAAGGGCAGCGCGTCGCGCCCATGAATGCCGGGCAACTGTCGGCGATCGATGCAATGAATGCGAATGTCGGCGCGTCGGACGCGGCCTATCAGACTGCGGCGAACAACGCGGCGAATGCAGTCAATCAGGGTAACGCGTATCTGTCCGGGGCCGCGCGCGGGATCGCCGGATCGCTCAACCCGATGGGCGTTCAGCGCAGCATTGCCGGCATGCAGGCGGCTGCGATGCCGACATACCGCGACGTTGCCGGCAACGTGTCGTTTCAGCCGATCGACTACAGCGGCGGCTTTCAGACGGTAAACGCATCCGGGCAGAACTACACGCCGATCAACGCGCAGTCCGGCTTCCGCGAAGTCACCGGCCCCGCACAGGGCTTCACACCCATTTCGCTTTCAGGCGCACCGTCGCAGATCAATACCGGCGGCATGGGCTTTCAGTCTGTCGGCGCCGGGCCAAACCCGACACGTAACGCGCAGTCTGTGATCAGCCGCGCGCTTGGATCTGCCGATCCCGCCATCGACGCCGCAATGCTTGGCACGATCGGTGCGGCGGCGCAGGCAAACCGGGTTGGCGACGTATCATCGCGCGACGTGAATGAACAGACGCTGCCGCAGGGCGATCTGAATGCGTATATGAACCCGTTCACGGAAGGCGTGATCAATTCATCGATCGCGTCGCTGGACAGTCAGCGCATGGCTGACATCAACAGGAACGCGGACGCTGCGATCAGCGCCAACGCATTCGGCGGATCGCGCGCTGCAATTCAGGACGCCGTCACCAACGCGCAGTATGGACGGAACGCGGCTCAATTAGCGGCGAACCTTCGCAGCCAGAACTTTACGCAGGCACAGGCCGCGCTGCAGGCCGATCAGGCGCGCAACTTTCAGGCGCAGCAGGCTAACCAGTCCGCGGCTATGCAGGCTGCGCTGGCCAACCAGCAGATGGGGCTCAACCGGGCGAATGTCGGCCTTGAAGCCGCGCAACAGCTTGGCGGCCTTGGCCTGAACGCCCTGTCGGGACGCGCGCAGGCCGCATCGACGCTTGGCAACCTTGGGCTTGAAGCCAACGCGCAGAACCTTCAGGCGCAGCAGGCGAACCAACAGGCCGGGCTCACTAATCAGGCGCAGATCCTTAACGCGCTGCAAAGCAATCAGTCGGCCGGGCTTCAGGGCCTTGGGCTGAACCTTCAGGCTTCGCAGGCGAACCAGCAGGCGGAAATTGAGCGCGCCCGACTTGGCCAGGCGGCGCAGCTTGCTAATCAGGACGCCTTCCTTTCCGCTAACCAGCAGGCGATCAACGCGCAGCAGGCGAATGCCGGCCTGTCGCTGGATAACGCGCGGCTTAATCAGGCCGCGTCACTGGCCAACCAGTCTGCGGGGCTTCAAAGCCGACAGCTTGACATCGGCGCACAGCAACAGAACGCCGGGCTATCGCTTGATGCAGCGCGTCTCAATCAGGCGGCGCAGCTTGCAAACCAGAACGCAGCATTGCAGGGCCAGCAGAACCGGATCGCGGCGCTACAGAATGCCGGGCAGCTCGGCCTTGGGCTGGGCAATCTCAACCTGTCGGGCTTTGGCCAGATCGGCGACATCGGCCAGACGATGGGAAGCCTTGGGCTTACCGGCGCGCAGATGCAGGGCGCACTGACTGAACAGCAGCAGCGCGACTATCTGAATTCGATCAACGCGGCATTTCAGGGTAGCGGCGCGCTGCAGGCGCAGCAACAGAATGAGCTTCTGGCGCAGCAGCAGGCATTCGAAGATCAGCAGGCGGCGCTACTTGGCCCGCTTAACCTTCGCATGAATGCGCTTGGCATGACGCCATACAATACGTCGCAGTCTTCGTCTGGATCGTCGTCGGGCTTCCAGTCGCAACTGTATCAGCCGACAAGCAGCAGCCCGCTTATGGGCGCGCTTGGGACGGGGCTTGCGGGGCTCGCGGCATTCAAAACCGGCGGGCTTTCGAATGCCCTTCTAGGCGGCGCAGGGCTTCTTGGTTTTAGCGGGCCGCTTCCGCGCGCAATTAACACGGCTTCAAGATGAAACTAGCAGCATCAGACATCGCCTACCTTCGCGATCGGGCGGCTTCCGCCGGCTACAACGCCGACGATCTTTTGAAGGTGATCAATTACGAAAGCTCCGGCCGTCCTGACGTTTGGGGCGGCAAGGGTGGCAAGTATTTCGGGCTCCTGCAATTCGGCCCGGAAGAACGGAAACAATTCGCCGTCGACACCGTTCACCCGAATGCCCGCAACCAGATCGATGCGGGGTTTCGCTTTCTCGAAGCCCGCGGGTTCAAGCCCGGCATGGGCGTCATGGATATGTATTCCACCGTGCTTGCCGGAAGTCCGGGCCACTACAACCGCAGTGACGGCGCCGGGACTGTTGCGCAGCACGTCGGCAAGATGCAGGGCGCGCTGCAGCCATCGACGCCGATGGATGTCACGCCCGCGCTTTCTGCTGAGAAGAAACCTGATGCAATCGGCGATCTGATCGCCGCCGGATACGATCCGCAGAAGCTCAAGGAAGAAAAAGAAACTTCCGAAGCCATCAGCTACGGCATGGGGCTGCTCAATCAGGCCAATGCGTCCGGTGAAATACTTCCACCGCCGCCGCCGATGCAGCCGATCGGCCAGCCGATACTTCAACCGAAATTTGTCAGGCCACGTCCGGCCCGCGGGCTGTTAGGTTAAGGGGATAACATGGCTATCAACGACTTCGCCCGCCGGCTCCTTGGCTTCGATCCGCTGAATGCTTTCGGCGGTGAAGCAATGCCGATGCAGCTTCCCGGGGCCGCGCTTGCGTCACAGGGCGCGACGCCGAATGCGGCAACCGTCGCGCAGCCGACGCTGGATCAGTTTTACGAAGAAGACTTGTCGCGCGCCCGCATGGATCGCGTCGGCAACCTTGGCATGATGCTAATGGCTGCGTCCGGCCAGCTCACGCCGGCACAGCGGGCGACGATCCTTGCACAGGCCCCGGCTTATATGGACGGCGCTGAGCGGGACGCCATGACGGCGGCGCAGGCGCGTCTGTATGGCATGCGGGGCCGGGCTGAGCAGGATGAAGCTGCGCGGAATGAGCAGCGTCGACGGGCGCTTATGGACCCGGCATTCCTGCAGTCGCACAACATTGATCCGCGCTTGGCGGAAGCGATCGGCGCGGACGGTGTCAGCAGCATATTGCAGTCTGAGATCGCATCGCGCACCCCGGAAGCGCAGCGCAAGGCTCGGCTCGAAGAGGCGCAGATCCAGCACTACATGCGCCCGCCGGCTCCCGAGGCCCCGACAGTCGTTACGCTAGGCGACGGCCGGCAGGCCATCATTCCACGCGGCAGCACGACACCGATCCCGCTGGAGAACCCGCAGTCAGTCAGCAATGTCCCGCCCGGCGTCGATCCGCAGAAGTGGCGCACTGAGCAGACAAAGATTGAGGCAGATAAACAGGCAAAAGCTCGGGACGCCGAGGCGTTGTTGCCGAAAGCAATTCGCGCGCGTCAGGCTTATGAAGCCGGGCGCGGCTACATTGGGCCGGCGCAGTCATCGTCGATCTATCGCGGCATTCAGGGCGTTTTTGGTGCGCAGGGCGAGACGACGAGATCCGACATCGAAAGCAAGCTGGCAGCGTATCAAAACCCGCTGGTTATTCAGAGCCTGCCGCCCGGTTCTGCCTCTGAAAAAGACATCGCAGAAGCGCGTCGCGGCAAAGCGACTATCGGCGACACCAGTACTGTTGCCGGCCTTTCGTCCATCGACGCGGATATATCGTCGATAATTACCAACATGGGCTACAACGTGCCGCCAACGCACATTTCTGAGCTGATCAGAGACATCAGATCGCAGAACCGCGAGGGTGTCCGGCAATTCATCGAAGCGCATCCGGGCGGTGATCGTATTGTCAGTATGATCGGAGGGGCGCTGTAATGGGCAATAAATACCTCGACGGCTCTCTCGGAGCGTCCACCGCCCCCGCCCGCCGCGATGATCTCGATCAGTATCATCAGGCAGCAAGAAGCTACCTCGACGCCAACCCGAATGCCCGCCCGTCGTTTAACGCCTCGCTGGCGAACAAAGTCGGACAGGGTGTCACCTTTGGCTGGGCAGACGAAGCCGCCGCCGGGCTGTCGGCATTGCGCGATAAAGCGCGCGATCCTTTCGGCCGCCCGCTGTCGGAATACTACAGTCTCGAAAAGGCGATGCAGGATGAGCTGCTGAAGGACGCGTCGAAGCGGACAGGCGCAGTCGGAACAGGCGCTGAAGTGCTTGGCGGGCTGGCGTCTGGTTTGGGGCTGGCAAAGGGCGGCGCAACGCTTTTGCGTGAGGGCCAAGGCTTGGCGGCGCGTATCGGCGCAGGGGCCGTCGAAGGAGCCGGCTACGGGGCCGTGCAGGGCGCTGGATCGACTGAGGGCGACAAGGCCAAGGGCGCGATCGGCGGGGCTGTTGGCGGCGCTGCCATAGGCGCTGGACTGCCGTTGCTTGCTGCCGGCGCGCGTCGTGTCGCGTCGCCTGTCCTTTCCAACCTTGCTGCGTCCAGAGATCCCGGCGGATATGCCGACCGGAAGATATTCGAGACGATGCAGCGCGCCGGCATGAGCGAGGCCGACATCCTCGCCGAAATGCAGGCCGCAGGCCGTCAGCCTTATGCGCTTGCCGACGCACTGGACTACGAAGGCCGGAGGCTTCTGTCGACGGTGACAAAGGCCCCGGGCGAGGGCCGCGCACAGGCTTTGGAATTCCTTCAGTCCCGTCAGGCCGATCAGCCCGATCGCGTCGTGAACCAGCTTCGCCAAGGCTTCGGCGCACCCCGCACGGCAGATCGACTGGAGCGCGACATCCGCACGCAGCGGACGCTGGAGGCTGACGTCAACTACGGCGCGGCTCGAAACAGCGCGGGCTTTGTCAATCCGACTGACGCGATACGCCTTGCCGACGATACGCTCGGCCCGGGCGTCAACCGCCTGCCCGGCGTTGGATCGCAGCTCGCCGATGACACGGTGGAAAGCGTCGTCCGTCGCGCGCGATCCATGCTCACCAACGATCGCGAGATCCTGACAGACTTCCCGTCAGCCTTCCGGGTAAAGCGCGATCTCGACGCCATGATCGACAGCGCCAACCCGACGCAGCAGCGCGAGCTGATCCCGATCCGCAATGCGCTCGACGAGGCGCTGGCAAAGGCATCTGATCCGTATGCTGCGGCCCGCAATCGTTTCCGTCAGCAAAGCGGGCAGATCAAGGCCATCGAGACGGGCCGCGACGCCGCCGGTTCAACGCTGGCGCAGGACGCTATCCCGGCATTCGAAGCTATGCCGCGCGATCAGCTTGCGCCTTTCAGGATGGGTTTCGTCGATCCGCTCATTTCCCGCATCGTCAATACAACGGCCCCGGGCGCAAACCGGGCCAAGTTCTCCCCGAATGCCCAAGCCAAGATGGAACGCTTCGCCCTGCCGTCGCAGCGCCGCGACATGCTGTCGGCGCTTGAGCGCGAGCGCCGCATGCACTCGACGCTGACTGAAGCGGCCGGCGGATCAAAGACTGTCGAGAATGCCGCGGACGCGGCCGACATGGGTATCGATCCGGCGATCCTGAGCAACCTGATGTCGGGGCAGTTCCGCAATGCCGGCATGGCTGCAGCACGCGGCGCATTCAACCAGCTAACAGGAAACACCGAAGCTGTGCGCAGCGAGCTTGCAAGGCGTCTGCTGCCATTGCAGGGATCTGAGCCGCTTGCGGCGCTTCTTCCGCGCGTCAGCAAGGCCATGCGGGATCGTCAGGCGAGAAACAACGCCCGGGAATTAACCGCCATCCGGGGGCTTCTAAACCTCGGCTCGCTCGGAGTTGGGCGATCGCAATAGTGCCAGACGAAGACATCGAATTCATCAAAGGGCTGTGCCTCATCGGTGCGGCCCTTTTTCTTGCGCGCCTGCTGCTTGATCTCGGGCGCATCATCCGGTGGGACTTACCATGACGAAACTGAATTCCACGTCGCTTGCCAGAATGAAGGGCGTCGATCCGAACCTTGTCGCGTTAGCCAAGAAGGCGCGCGAGATCAGCCCGATCCCGTTTGAGATCACCGAAGGGCTGCGGACGGCCGATCGCCAGCGGTATCTGGTGCGGACGGGCAAGTCCCGCACGATGAAAAGCTATCATCTGCGCGGCAAAGCCATCGACTTCGTCGCCAAGCCCGACAACGTCGTGTCGTGGGATCTGAAGCACTACAAGACGATCGTTGAAAAGGCATTCAAGCCTGCCGCGAAAGCCTTGGGCCTGACTAACCGGATCACCTACGGAATTTACTGGAAGTCGATCGTCGACGGCCCGCATGTGCAGCTTGAAGGATGATCACAGTCCTTCACGCATTCGCCACCGGATGCGCATTTCTCGTCTGCCTGATCATGCTCGCGATCCACTGGGTTGAGACACGATGACTGAAACGATCCGCTTCTTTCTTTTCGCTGTCACGTTCACCGTCGCGCTGTTTGGCATGGCGCTGATCCTGACGGGCTGCGCAGTTGAAGGCGCGGGGTTTGAGAATAGCGGGCGACACGCAAAGCCGGTTGTGTGTCGTGAGATACGGCCCGGCTACACGCAATGCAGGAGTGA